TTATACATTGGTATACTTTGATTATATTTTAATATTAATGGTAAGCTTTTTTCTATAATTAATGATGGTATAAAATTTTTATTATCATATATTATATCTTCAAATAATTCTTCTGGCTCGATTCCATCATAACCTTTATGTCCTAATTGTTTCATTATACCAAATCCAACTACTGCTTCAACTTCTTCTAATCTATTATCTTCTATGTCAACTAATACATTAATAGTTTTCGATGGCTCTGATGTTAAAACAACATTATATATATCTTCCTTCATCATTCTAATCAACCTTGGATTATACTTAACCTTATTTTCAAGTAGTGCTTCAAACAGACACGAAAAATCCTTTATATATATTTTAGTCATAGAAATACTTTTATTATCACTTAAATTAGAAAATTCATAATTCGATACACTATCTTCTTTATCCGAATCGTTCCATTCGATAAAAATAAATCTATCCTTCAAAAGTTCCAATTTATAATCTGGCAAACATTTAGCTATAGAAGATAATATTTCTCTAATATTAGAATCCCCAATTCTATAACCAATAAAAATAATTGGATGCTCTAAAAATATAGTAAGTAATTTCGCAACCAAATATGCATTTCTCTCATTAAATTTATCATAATCTTTATCATTTAATATAATACTCTTTGGATTTGTACAGCATCCATGTATTTTATATATTTCACTTATTCCGGTTAATGGCGAGAAAATAAGTTCTTCTTGTCCAATTAATGTGCTGTATTTATATTCTGAAAATATTCTTTCAACTAACACATCATAATTAGTTGTTATTACTCCTGCTAAACTTCTATCTCCAACCTGTTTTAACAATTCAATTTCTCTCTCATTTCCAGCAATAAACTCTCTTGTTGATGCTGATTGAAAAAAATTTGCTATCTCAATTTTCATTGGTGAACATCCCTGTTTAACCAAATCAATTGATTCTTTTCTATTTGCAGTAAACTTTTCATCCTTAAACCAAATCTTATTAAAATCTGCTTCCAATATCTCTGCTATTTTAGGCTCTAACCCATTGTAATTTTTACTTCTACTAGCTTCGTCCAAATACATTTCAAAAGCAAGTTCCTCTTCATTTATCATTTTAGCGAAATGTTTAAGTAATCCATGCCACGTTGGTGTACCTAAATACCTCTGTGATAATCCAGATCCAATAAATAAAAATGGTGGTGCTGGCGAAGTTTTTATTTTTTTAAGAATAATATCCTTAATCTCCATTTCTCTCACTCCCCTCATGAATATTTTATCATCTCTAGTAATAATATGTAAATAATAAAGGCAGCAGATAAGGATTACTCCCTACCTACTACCTCTTTATAAGTATAGTACTATTAATAAGTATAACTAATTATTAAATTTTTATTATAAATCAAACAGTTTTATTGATTTTATCCTCTTGATATTATATATTACTGTTAAATCTCGCCGTAGTATTAATAACTACAAAAAAGAAAAAGAGTGATTGGTCCCCCTTTATTGATTGGTCACTCTTTTTCTTCTTAAAATAATAACAATACTATTAGTGAGAGCTCCTTGATATACATTTCGTTATTTAAAACACAATAAAAAGTACTAAATTAATCTTAGTGTTAATCTAGTACTTTTTATTTATATATTTAGTACATTATTAAAAAGCTAGCAAACAAGGATTCCCCCTGTCTACTAGCTTTTATCTATAAGTATAGTACAGAACTATTATATATTATAACCTATTATTTAGATAGATATAACACCCTATTTTCACCATAATTGGGTGATATTATTGACTTTTCCCCATTTTTGTGTTATTTTGTGGTTGATATAATAAACCAGTATTAGTTTTAATTAAATTAATACTCATGAACCTATATATAAATAAAAGAGCGATTAATCCACCCCACAAGTAAGATTAATCGCTCTTTATTGTTTTCTTATTTTGTAAGTATAGCGTTTTTTATTATAACCTATTATTTAGTTAAAATACTAGTCCAAGTTGCTGGACCACAAGAACCGTCTACAGATAATCCGTTATCTCTTTGATATGCTTTAATTGCAGCTACACATCCATTACCACAATGGCCATCTATCCCATTTACATTGTAACCTAGCATTGTTAAGCTAGATTGAAGCATCTTAACGTGATCCCCTTTACTTCCACTTCTAACAACTTTATTTTTCATTACTTTTAACAATTTTGATTCCCCCTTATTTTCATATAATTCATTTAGCTTGGCTGTTGTTGCAGTTCCACAATATCCATCTGGATTTAATCCATTATCCCTTTGGAATTTAAGTAGAGCATTGTAACTATACTCACCCCATATACCATTAGCACCCCAGCTTCCTAGGTCATACCCTAAACTTATAAGTTTAGCTTGTATATCCTTTGCTCTATTTCCTATAAAGTTTTTAGATTGTTCTATAGTTGCAACATAAGTAGGTTTGTTGTGATCTACTTTTATAGAAGTATCACCAGTAGATATCCATTGAACAAATTCTTTCCATAGGTTAGGATTTTGAATCATCTTTCTAGGGCATGTCTTATAAGTAGCATCATAATGCCTTTTTACTCTGTCCATTCCCCATCCATATTGTTCTAATAGATACTTATTTAATTCAGCTGCATTCTTTCTAGCTGTATTATAATCAGAATCAGGATTAACACATATTTCTATGCTGATGTTATTCCAATTTGTAATTACTCCGTAATTTGCATCTCCTACGGACCATGGACCATCTGTAAGCTCTAAACATTGATAGATTTCTTTCTCATCTACATAAAAATGAACAGAAACATCTCCTAAATTCCCATTAAATTGAGCTTTAGCATGATTTCTTGCTCCTGCTCCTTCACTATAGTTATCTGTTTCATGATTAACTATATATTTAGGATTATTTTTTCCTTTATAACACTTATGTGACTTCAAAAATTCTTTATTTATTGTAAGCATCTTTTTCCTCCTTATAATAGGTAAAGTAAAAGAGTAGCCTATTTGACTACTCTTTATGTTCTAACTTTTCTTTTATATTTTCGCTATCCTTAGATACATCGATAGCTCCTAAATCTTTAACAGTTTCTATTACAGTATTTCCTAATACTTTCTTTATCTCTGCATCACTTGGTTTTCCCCATAATGGATAGTCTACTCCTGGAAGATATATACCGCTTCCCTTTGGATTATTTAAAATTCCAAGTAATACTCCTGCTCCACATACTAAATAAACTGTTGTTTTTATTGTATCTGATTGAGCTGCATCTATAACACCAACATTAACAAGCAATATTACAACAATAGAAGCTAAAGAAATAATAGTACCAACATTAGTTATTCTACTCTTAAAAGAGCCTTCTTCCTTAGTGTAAACAGTAACTTCCTTTTTGATTTTGTTTTCTTCCATTTTACATCCCATCCTTTTCTTTTACTAACTCATCTATCCTATGATGAGCTGATTTTGTAGATTGTTCTACTTCAGTTAATTTGTTTTTAACATCTGACATTTCCTTATTCATTCGTTCATCTCTAAGTTTACCTTCTGTCTTTATCTCGCTTGTTGTTGTCGTTATAAAATCTAATTTAGCAGACATCACCCCCCATCTTTCTGCATCTGCTCTAATATCTTTATCTCTTGTTTTGCTATATGTCCCTATTCCTATTACACAACCTATTACTGTACATAATAGTGCAATACTAACTGTCTCCATGGCCCACCTCTCTTTTAGCTTTTTATATAAAAAAAGAACCTATCAAATTGGTTCTAACTTATTTCATATCCTCTCTTTTTAAGTTCTTCCTTAACTCCATCTAAATATTTATCTGGCACTTTCTTTATTCCATTTGCTCCGTCTAAACTTCTTTCTTTTGCCTCTACTAAATCTGCATAAATCTTAATCATATTAAATTAATCCTCCTTCCACTACTTCTGCTAACGCTAATTCCAAATCTAATATTTCCTGATCCTTCTCTTCCGAAAGTTCTGCCATAGCCAACTTAAGTTGTAAGTTTTCTTCAACTAAAGCCTCATATGACATTTCCTTTATATCCTTCTCACTTAATTCAATAAATGACTTTGTTTCTTCATCATATCTATAATTTAAAGATTTAATTTCATCATTTATATCTTCTATCATCTTCAAGTAAGACGGATAAGAAGAAGGAATAAATGTCACCCCTGCTTCTTTAGGTATAATCTTTTCAATTGTATTATTTCTTAAAGTATTCACTAAAATATACTTCATATAATCCTCCCCCTAATACCATTCTAAAGTGTAAGCACAATTTTCTAATTTATAGCCTGCCTGTGAATGTTCAAAGGTTATTTTTTGTATAGATGCATAATCTAATTTGTTAGTAGATGTTGTTAATCTATAAGACATATCGCTATTTCTCATAGCACAATGTAAATTCATTGACATTACATATGAAGTTCCACTAACTTTCATAAATTCTATTACCATACTAAAGCTTGCTCCTACAGTCCAGTCAGTAACATATTTCCCATTAACATTTACATATATAGAAGACAATTCTTGTTTATTACCACAACTAAATGTACAACGTATAAAATTAGCATTAGGGTTTGGCATAACAATATCAAATTTAGTAGCAGTTCCTAACAGTTCATATTTTGCTTTGTTTGTTCCTAACCACTCTAATATAGCTTGTACATCACTGCAAAATCTAATATTATTGTCAGTTGAATCATTAACCCTATAAGCTATAGCTCCATTCATTCTGTTCTGATTTGGATAACTACTCTTAAAGAATCTAGTTGTTAAGTCACCATTACTATCTCTTTTGGCGATAGTATTAGCTGTACCTGATGTAGACTCTGTTGCATTATTAAGCTTTGATGAATCAGCAGCTTTACCATTAGAAGCTAAAGCACCTATAGTAGCAGGAGTTATTGCCTTACCTCCAACTTTTCCATTATTATTATATAAAAAATGTCCATTTGTTAATCCTGTAGTAGTTGTTGTAGTAGATACTGCATTAGGTCCAGCAGGACCTTGAGGACCTCTAACATTTCCTAAATCAATTTCTTTTAATGCCACTTTTTCTCCCTCCTTATTAAGATATTGTTACATATAAATGTCCGTCTTCTTTTATTGTAAAAGCTAATTGTGGAGTATCTCCCTTAGGACCTTGTGCTCCTGTAGGACCCGCTGGACCTGCAGGGCCTTGAGCTCCTCTATCTCCTTTTGCACCAGCTGGACCTATTGGTCCTTGAGCACCTTGTGCTCCAGTTGCACCTTTAATATTTCCAGTTTTAACCCAACTTCCAGTAGCTTTACTATATACATCAAAATTTGAAGTATTTAAATAAAAATCTCCTGTTTTTCCTTGAGTAGATGGTGCTACTGTTCCTGTAATCCATGTTGCCCCATCTGCTCCTTTTGCACCTGCTGGTCCTGTAGGTCCAATTGGTCCAGTTTCACCCCTAGCACCCGCTGGACCTTGTGGGCCTCTTTCTCCTGTTGCTCCTTTAGGACCTTGTGGTCCAACTACACTTCCTAAATCTAATTCTTGAGCCATTAATTACACCTTCTTTCCTTAATCTATCCTATATATTAAATGTCCTCTTTCATCTATTTCTAAAGGTGGTATAGGTTTGCTATCATTTACCATTGCATATAAATGTCCGTCTTCCTTTATTTTCATTCCAAAAAATCCTGTATCGCCTTCATCACCTTTATCACCTTTTACTCCTGGATCTCCCTTATCTCCTTTTTCACCTTTATCTCCTTTAGGTCCTTGTGGTCCTATTAACTCTTCTTTAGGAGGAATTTTTTTAATAGCTTCATCTACCCTTTTTACAGCATCTTTAGCCTTTTCTATCCATTCCTTCATAGTCTCAATTATTTTTTCTATAACTGTATACTCGTTGGAACTCTGTATACTGCTGCTAGAACGTAAAGATTTCTTAATATCTACATCAAGTAAAAAAGTTGTTAAAACATCCTCATTTTCTTTTATTTCAATTTCTAGTTGTAATATACCTGGAGTAGATAAAGCCCCACTTGTAAGCCTTAATTCACATTCTCCTTTAGTTGCCGAGGTTATTGTCATATCATTGTATATCTCTTTGCCATCTGGTTTTTTACCAAAAAACCTTACAGTTTTATTTTCCAACGAAAAAGGTACTCCATTATCTAGTATTCTAAATAATAAGTACCTTGCATTATCACTTTGTTTAACTTGTATAGGATTATATAAATCTTTACTAACATCTATATCAACCTTCTTAGGAAATTTCATATTATATCTCCTTCCTATGCTATTACATTAATAGATATTTTAGCTGTAATCTTTTTATTGCCCTTGTAGGACATTAAATAAGTTTTATTATCTGCTGTATAAAATTCTATTGCTTGCGAAATTATAGTACCACTTAATTTTATTGATCCTTTTTCATAATCCACATCTTGATAAATTCTTTGGTTTCCAAATATAGTTAAAGGATATGATGATAGAATTTCCTTGTAATTACAATCTACTATAAACTTTTTACCTTTAAATTCATTCGGTAAAGCAATCTCTAAGTTCCAAGTACCTGTACTACTTGCTGTTATATTCTTTAAATCATAGTAATTCAAATGATAATATTCCCTTTCACTATCTCCAAACTTATTATAAAAGCCTTTCTCTGGACTTATAACTATTTTGCTACCATCAGGTAGTTCACTTTCAAATGTACCAGTTTCCATCCATATTTTTGTCATTCCATTCTTAGAAGAAAATAATCTTCCGACAATCTTATCAGCTATTATCCCCTCTGCTGTAAATGCACTTGTAAAATCCCAATCCTTTCCGTCTGGAGTTCTCTGCTGACTAATCTGTATTCCAGCACTTCCTCCAATCATACACCCATATGTAGAAGAATTAGGATCTAAGTCTTCCCAGATAAATGCTCTTACATCTTGTAATTGTCCAATCTCTTTTTGAGCTTTTAACTTAGCTTTAGTCGCATCTAAAAATCCTTGTATTTCATTTCCTTTTACTGTTCCATTGGAATTTAATATATTATTAATTTTACTTTGTACATCTGCTTGTTCTTTAAAAAAGTTAGAAATAGCATTTCCTAACTCTAAAGATATATATTCTCCTGTCATAAGATCTTCTTCATAATCTATAACTCTAGCTTTAACATCTATATCTAATCCTGGAATATAACACGTTACTGTGTCACCTTCATTAACAGTTACTAACTTAATATAATCTTTATAAGCTGTGGTATTGGCCAGATTAATCATATCTATTTTATAATTAACACTTGGCTTGTCTATACCTTCCTCATAAAGTTTATTACATCTCTTTACTAACTCTTGCCTTGCTTCCTCTATAGTGTTAAATCCCTCTTCATCTGCTTCAGACTCTTTAACCTTAACATCATCAAAATTTATAACTCTCATCTTAGGCTTTGTATATTTCTTTATAAGTGGACTATCTACCCAAGGAGTACTACCATCAAGCATTATTCCATTATAGCCAGTTGGAATTATTCTTGTAGCAACTTCCTCGATATTTATATCTTCTTCTATTTCATTAAGATTGTATCCAAACTCAACCCTTACACCATTATCAGATCCAATCTTATCATTGATATAAATATCAAAGTTATCTAAATAAACCTCACCCCCCCATCTATTTAGAAAAGAATTTTCGTCATCTCCAAGAATGGCTTCTACTATGTTCTTTCTTACATAATAAGATGTATTGATAGTAGAAATATTACTATGTCCAGTAAATCCAGTATCTTCTAGAATTATATTTAATGCATCCTCTCCATTCTTTAGAGTTGGTCTAACATCTAACAAAACATTATCTATTAAATCAAAAAATAAAGGCCTTGCATAAGCTGTTATACTATCCAAAGACTTTACTACATTAAAAATTCTATAAAGCTTTTTCTTTTCATCTTCAACTGATATTACATTTTCATAGTCTACATACTTCCATCTTCCAATATCATCTATTGGATGCTCTAAAGTAACTAAATGTTCACTTGCTTTATAAGTACAACTTATAGGTACTAATGTAATATCCCCATTCATTGAATAATTTGTATTAGTCTTAAGATATATTTCTATCTGATTCATTAACTTAAGCACCTCCAATTTGGAATGATATATATTTTAAAGTTACCACTCCATGCAAATGTATTATCTCCTTCTTGTAAGTACATATCTTTATAAGAGCCTTTTAGAGCTACATTGTTTATTATTCCATTCCTAAAACATAACCCTAAATCTGTATTCACTATAACTTCTTGTCCTACATTTATTTGTACTTCCTTACCATTTATATTAAGTTTTAATAAACCTTCTCCTGTTATTCGATAAACAGGCTTTGTAACCATTTCATAATTATATAAATATTGTTCTAATTCTCTTTCTTCTATTCCATCACAAAAATAAGTATATGGACTACAAGTAAATATAACTGTAAACTTTCCAAGCTTTTTAGCTATTCTTTCAGATGTATCTATCCTTACTTTTTTAACTTTATAACATACTTCTAAATCATCACTAAATTTTAATATTTCAGAACCACTTTTAATCCATCTCCTTATTCTTCTAAAGTCCTTTTCCCATTCGGAAGGCTTAGAGACAAAATTAAAAGATATAGGAACTTCTATATCTTTATAATACAATTCTCTATATAAAGTTTCTCTACCAGGAATATTAATCTCCTCGTATTGCATTTCAGCAGAAGGTTTTACTGGCCTTGTAACCACATGTGTATTAAAATCTAAATTTGTTTCATTTCCATATACTACAAAATACTTAGTCATATGCAAAACCTCCCTTTCCTTTCTTATAATTATTAGTACTTCTATTAATATTATTAACTACTTTTCTTGTAGTTTCTCTATACATTTCCTTTCCATCAACTTTAAAGATATTTGTTGTGTAGATAATTGTTTGTCCTGCTCCTGCTTCTTCTTTAACTATCTTTCTTAAATTACTATACATCTGTGCTAATGGAATAACAGCCTCTGCTTGCCTGCCGAGTCCTTTATAGCTGTCTCCTATAACTGTATTGCTATTTAAAAATGTAGGTCTATCTATAATTCCACCTTCGTATAAATAATTTATTTTAGGTAAATCAACTCCAAAATGTTTTCCTCCCACTATTGGAACCCAATCTGGTGCAGTAAAGCTTATTGTATTTAATCCATCTATAGCCATATTTATAAGACCTATAACTGTATTAAGTGGTGCTTTTATAACAGCTCCTAATCCATCCATTATTCCGCCAAATATATTTTTTACACCTTCCCAAGCTCTAGACCAATCTAAAGTAAACACTCCAGCTACAAAATCTATTACTCCACTAAAAATATTTTTAATAGCTTCCCAATAGTTGCTTATGTTTGCAAAGAAAGAATTAAATATATTTCCTAATGCTCCAAAATTATTAGTCCAATCTATAGTAAATATTCCAGTTAGAAAATTATCAAAATTAGTAAATATCCCTGTTATAGTAGACCATATTTCATTAACTCCATTCCTAAACCATTCACACTTATTGTATAGTATTGTAAATGTTGCTCCTAAAGCGATTAACCCAGTTATTATCAGTGTCACTGGGTTTAATCCCATAACAAAGTTAAGCGCTTTTTGAGCTAGAGTTTGAGCCTTTGTTGCTAATGTTACAAGTGCTTGACTTTCTTTCATCTTTTTAAATGCTTGTCCTGCCTTATTTGCAAAATCCATAGCCTTTCCTATTCCTGTGCTTAATGTACCTATAGTCCTTATAACCGGCCCTACAGCTACTGCAAATAATCCAAACCAAACTATATTCTGTTGTGTATTGACATCCAAGGAAGCAAACTTTAATATTACATCATTTAATTTAACTATAAATGGAGTAATAACTGGTAAAAGATTATTTCCAAACGTTGCTCCTAATTGCTGCATAGCTTGTCCAAACGTTTTTGTCTGATTAGATGCAGATTCGCTACTCCTTGCAAAATCTCCTTGTGCTGTTTTGGTTTTATCTAATACAAAATTATATCTTAGAGTTATCTTCTCTTCATCTGTCATGGCTGATACTTTCTTTTTAATTCCCTTTTCAGTAGCATATAACTGTAAATTATTTTCTGTCATTATTGCACCGAATTTTTTCATTGGCTCTGCTTCACCAGTAAATATGGCATTTAATGCATTACTAGCTTCTTCTAGACTTGTATTATTCAGTGATGCCATATCTGCTGCCAATCCTGTCAAGCTTATACCAAATTCCATAGCTTTATCTGAATTAAATCCCATACTAACTGCTAAATTACCATATCCGCCAGCTAACTCTAATGCTTTCATATTAGATATACCAAATTGCTTTAGTGTAGTATTAGCCCATTGCTGAACTTTTTCAGCGTTCTTTCCAAAAACGACCTCAATTTTATTTATATTTTCTGTCATATCACTAGCCAATTTAAAAGATGCTACTCCTGCTCCTAGCAAAGGGGTAGTTAACCCGAAAGTAAGTTTATTCCCAACACCAGATAACTTACTTCCAATTCCCTCTAATTTTTTGCTTGTATTTTCTAAGGATTTACTTACTTTATTCCATTTACTAGATTGCTGTTCTAATTCAGTATTAGTTTGTTTTAGCTCAGATTCAAGTCTATTGTAATAACTAATCTGATTATTTAATTTTATAGCTAGGTTCTGTGCTTCTCTAGAATTTTCGCCTGTTGCTTGTACTTGCTTATCATAACTATTTTTAAGACTGTCTACTTTTCCCTTTTGAATAGTAATTGCTTCTGTTAAATATTTTTGTTTATTCTTAAGCTGATCAGTTTCACTTCCAAAAGCTTTTAGTCTAGTTGCAGTTGCATTAAATCCACTCTTAAGAACACTCATATTTCTATTCATAGCTGTAAGTCCATCATTAAAACTTTTGCTATCCATAGACCACTTTATGACCATTTCATCTACACTTGACATTTAATCCCTCCTTTCTTTTAAAGAGAAATAGTGTCGCCATAAACTTCTTCTACTTCTTCATCCATACCATTTTTCTTATTAAGAACTTCAAAATGAATTTTCAATAAAGCTTGTAGTTTTCTATGTGTACAATTCCAAAACTCTTTTTCACTCATTCTTAACTCTACAGTTGCCATATAATAAAGCCATGCCCAATCAAGTGGTTTATACTCCTCTTCATCAGACACGGCTTCTATTCCCCCTCTTCCATATTGGGACTAGCTAACTCCATAGCTTTATTTAATTGCTCCATTATATAGTTCGCTTTTTCAGTATCGCTCATAGCTTCTGTTAACAATTCCCCAACTTCAACTAATGTTATCTTCTCATTTCTAGGCTTTATAGATGAATAAACTAATGCTCTTAGAGCCTTATATTTACCTTTCCCGTTCTTCATAGCATTAATTGCCTCATCCATTTCCCCATAAACCTCATCTAATTCACAAATAGCATTAAAATCAAATGCTATTTTAAATATTTTTCCACATAATTCAAGCGGTACTAATATATTTTTTAGATCTTTTGCTTTCATTATAAATACCTCCTAAAAATATAGACTAGGTTTTACCCTAGTCCTCTATTCTGCTTCCGTTGGGCTCTGTGCTTTTGCTGTTGGTACTTGCTTAAACCAAGTTTTTTCTTTTGCAACATTAGCTGTTTCCCCATTCATATCTAGTTCTGCCACATGTGTATCTAATTGCCTATTTTTATAACATTTAAATGGAATTTCAACTTGTTGTAGTTTTGGTTTTCCCTCTGCAGTTTCTGCCTTTTCATTTGGATATTCAAAAACTACATCATAGTACCAAGCATATTTATTCTTACCACCAGTAGTAGGCATTTGAAATCCTAATGCATGATGTTTAACTTCAACTTCTCCTGGTGGAAAATATACTCCATCTTTATCTATTTCACCACCAAACATCAATAATTTAGTTTCTGGTGTAATATAGTTAAGTGTAACTTTTCCTGTTCTTTCTACTGTCCCATATACAGTTTCTTCTACTTCATCATCTGAATAAGCATCTTCACTCTCTGCCTTTGTTTCAATTTCTATTGCAATAAGCCTTTCACACTTTTTAGGTGTCTCTGCTGTGTAAGTTTCATCATTTGCAGTTACACCAGCCAGATGAAAGTTCTTGGCTCCTTTAATTCTTGCCATTTGATTCACTCCTTTTCTTCATAAAAATAGCACCTAAAAGCTGTGTGATATATTTCCGTAGCATCTTCATATAATTCTTGATATGTTACATCATAAAACACCTCTTTAAGTGCTTTCTCAATTTTATTTTTTAAATCTCTTTCATCTTTTTTAGACCACAGATCTATTTGTAACGAATGTGTATTTGTCTCTGCTTCATCATCTGTATAATCTTCATCGTAATTATTCGCTTCAAAATAAGTGATATATGGTCTTTCTTTTCCATTGTACATTATATGTTTACATGGAATATTTAAATTCTTTAATGTTTCTTCTATTAATTCATTCATAAACCTAGCCCCTTTCGAATTATCTCTTTGGTTTTTTCTAATGCTTCTTTTCTCTTTCTTTCGTAGGCTGGTCTCATAAAAGGTCTTGCAGGTTGCTTTGAGGTACCATACTCATAAAACTTTAAATAGAACGCTTCACTATTATCTGATTTGTTTACTCCTATCTTTACTACCTTTATTCCCTTTTCTCTTTTAGGCTTTGATATCTTTAAATGTTTTTTTGCCTTTCCTGTTTTTTCTGGAGCTCTATTTACTATTTCTTTATTTATTATTTCTGCTCCAGCTAACAAAGCTTCATTTTCTAATTTCGAACCTTTTCTCCCCATTACTTCAAGTTTTTTTTGTAAATCATCTATGCAAGAAAAATCTATTCCTGTTCCATTCATATGATTTTACCTATATCCTTTTTAAAGTTATATCTTGAGACGGCGGATTTGTATCATTTTTTTCTTGTATCAACTCTATTTTATACTTTCCTTCATTTTTAATTTCTACCGTATCATAATTATCTATTCCTTGTACCATAGGTATCTTTATTACTTTAGAAATATCAACGTTAACTGCTTTAGCTGAAAAATGTCTTTTAAATCCCAAAATACTCTTTTCAAACCCTAAAGCTACATACTTTTCTACTTTATTCCCATCTTCATCTTCATAGTAAATATCACACACTCCATCTTTGAATGCTATAAATTCTATATTAGGTGCTTTTATTTTCATTAGTTTCCTCCTGTGGTACCCCTTGATACTCTAGATGTAGCGATAATAATTCACTCTGAAAGTTTATCTCAAACATTTCAAGTGCTTGACTATAAGCATATCTACAATAGTCTAATAATAATGTTTTAGGATCATCTTCTTTAGTAAAATCTAAAGAAGACACACCTGCAACTTTTTGCAAGTATGTCTTTCCTCTTTTCATCATGCCAGTTAATTTCTTATTTGTCTTTTCATCTTCCCATGTTATGTTCAAATAATCTTTTATTTCTTGAAGTAATTCTGAATCTATTTTATTTATATCTGGCATACTGTCACCTCACTAGGCCTGTTCTTTCGTCTTAACAACACCTTTTACTTCACCAACGTTAACATCGCTAGCTATATTAACATTGAAGTTAGTAGGTTTTAATCCGCTTATATCTAGATAAATAAAATCATTATCTGATGAAGCACGTCCATTTCCTAGTAGTTTTACTAAGTAATATCTTTGGTCCTCAAGGAATTTGTAATCATCTGAATATTCAATTTTACCTCCTTTTGAAGAACCACTTCCTAATCCCATTTTATACTTACTTGCTAGCCCTAAAACAGCTGATCCTTCTCCCATTTGATCCGATTGAATCACATTTTTTATATCAAAAGGATTATCACCAATTCCAAGCATAGCATTCATTCTTTTTATTGCCATCAATGAAGGTAGTACCTTTTTAAAATAATCAAAAGGATTCACAATTAATACAATATCATTTGCATTAACAGTTCTAGATTTGTTCGAGTCAATTGGATCCTTTGCAAGTGTTGCGAATAACTCTCCTATTACTGTATCTGTTAACTCTGTTATAACCTTCTTGCTTTTTGCTGGATATCCATCACTAGAAGAAACAGAAACTCCATCATGAATGTCTCTAATCATTCCTATTGGTTGGCCCTTACCTGTTCCATTTATTATCCCTTCTTCAAGCCCATATGCAATCACTTAGAATCGCTCTTACATATGCATCCAACCATTGTGGTCCTACCTCTAACATATCTTTCGATACTGGCATAAAAGCAGATAATTTATTTACAGTTATATCTACCTCTCCTATAGCACCTGAAAGTTCCTTTGTTATCGCATCATTAATTGCTCCCCAAACAGCTAATTGTTTTCCTTTTTTATTAAAAAGCATCTTCTTAACTGCAGTCATGTTTTGAAAATCGATTAAATTAAGTAATGGATGATTTACTTTTAAGTCTTCCATAACATTATCAATTACTGTAAATGGTAACGCTATATCTAAATCAGTAATTGCTTGCCTTGGGTTTGATTTTTTCGCAGCATCTATCCAACTTTGATAAAACTCAGTTTCTTTTTGTGTTAATTGATGAATCCCCCTTTTTTGAAGAATTTCTTTGTCTTGAGTTTCTTGATATGCTCTAACATCTTCAAGCACTCCTTGTTGGATAGAATCTGCAAAATCAACAAATGCTTGTGTGATTGCATTCTCATCCTCGCTATTCATAGCTGCTGCTAGATTAGTCATAAATTCTTGCTTTAATATATCTTTACTTTTCATTGTCATATTAGTTTACCTTCCTTCTAATTAATATTTTTTTTGAATGACTTCATTAACTTTTCAGCAAATGTTTTATTTGATTGATATTGTGGTGGAACCTTAAGATTTTCCTCATGTTGTTTCACCAAATCTTTAATATTTTGTTTAAATCTCTGTTGAGCTTCTTTGATATTTTTATCCTCTTCACCCACAATTTCATCTGCCAAGCCATATTCTATACATTGTTTAGCATTTAACCACGTCTGATTATCTAATAATTCTGTTAACTTTTCTTCTGTTAACTTATCACCAGCTTTTGATAAATAACTTGAGCAACTAGCTTGATCTATTACATCTAAATCATTTGCTTGCTTTCTTAACTCTTCTGAGTTCCCCCATGCACAAGTACTTGCATGATGTATCATCATTAGTGAGTTTGTTCCCATTACCACTTTGTCACATGCCATAGCTATGACACTTGCTATACTACATGCAAACCCATCAATATACGCTGTCTTTTGGCAGTTCTTTCTTTTTAACTGGTTATATATACCTAATCCCTCTTTCACACTGCCTCCATAAGAATTTATAAATAGATTTATTTGAGTTACTTCTCCAGCTTCTTCTAACACTTTTTTAATATGCTTTGCAGATGTTTCACTTTCTGTGACTTCACCTGTCCACCAGTTTTCTGAATCTCCCTCAATATCATCATACAAGTAAATATCTAGCACATTTTTATTTACTTGTTGTTTTGCAAACCATACTGCTTTACTCATCTCCTTCACCTCCTCCCCCTGAATCTATTTGAGTTATTTCTGAATAGTTTTTTGTTATCCAATGCTTACCACTCCATTCTTCATTTAGTGCTATATCTTTAACCTTTCTTCTCAACCCATCTATGCTATACATTCCTGTTGAAACTAGCTTGTCTATCTTCTCTGCAATAGCAAATATATCTATATGCTTGATACAAGTTGTATCAATTCTTATAAATGTCCCTTTTAATACAAATGTTTTTCCATATCTTTTTCTGTTGATTTCTTCTGAAATCATATCTACGATAGGATCTATACAAAAAGTCAAAAAATTATCTGTTATCTTTTCAATATCAGCAATATCTCCTCTAAGTAATGATGGCGGAATTTTAAACGCTTGTGCAGCTCTTTCAAATGCTTCTTTTATAAGATTTTGAATATCAACTAACTCACTAGTTGACTTCTTACTTCCCTCTCCATTTTTTTCCTCATATTCAACACCTTTTGGTAAATCTACAATGGCATTTTCTGCTTCAAAATAATTTTTAAACTTTCGAGTAAATAAGTCTTCAATTTCTTTCTTCTTAGTTTCATCACCTTTTAAAATAGAATCTAGCTTTATAACCCCTTTTCTACCACCAGATCTCTTATATTTTCCTACTGCTAAATTAAGCAGGTTATCATAACTATCCATTAAACTACTAAGAAGAATTCTTATATCCTTATTATTTAGTTTAAAATACAGTACTTCACTCATTCTAAATTTTCTTTTAAATGTGAAGTCCTTTCTTGTTACATCTTCGAATATATTTTCTACTAATGCATATTCATTTTGATTAAAACTATCTGCTATTATCAGCTGTCCGTTTGACTCAACAATTAAACACTCATTATTTCTAAGAAGTTTAGATACAAGCTCCTGTATAAACTCAGTTGAATTTTGATTTTTGTTAGGCTCATAATTCCATAAATAATATTCATCTTCTTTAATTTCTTTATTGTTCATAAACGTCTGGAATTCACATTTACTTATACATCCACTAATTAGATTAATAGCTGTTTCTATTGCAAACTCCTGTACTGCTATCTGTGTAGATATATCTGTCATTTTTTCATTAAGTAATATCTCACTTTTGGAGCCAAAAAAATCTCTTATAAACTCTACTATTTTCACCTTCTCACCACCTTTCCGAGTAAAAATACTCATTAAGATAAAATTCTAATAAGTATATACACCTAAAGCTAAATCATCCATGGTCATCACTTCTCCGCAATCTTCTAATTCTTTACTAGCACATACTGCTGCTACAAATGCCATAAAGCCATCTGTTTTTCTAGATTTAGGCTCTATTTTACTAAATGTATAATTATCATACTTCTCAGCTTTTAAGCAGGTATTGTTTGTATACCACCTCATTAATGGATTATCCCCCCATATAATATTGTGATTTGTAAATGCACTATTAATAACTGGGTACATTAACATCTGATCACTTGGCCTCGTTAACTTAATATTGTTTGCGCCTTTTTTATCCGTATCAAATCCAACTTCTCTTAATGCTTTTGCTAATAAAGTATATCTGTAATTATCCATTCCTAAAGTTGTTATATTATATTTCCTTCCTTGTAACTCTAGCCATTCTGCTACTATTGATGGCGGTATTTCCGGCCCATCAACAAAAGTTAAATATTTTGATTTTTCTCCCCATTCATCTATAGGAGCTTTAATTCTTTTTAAATCTTTAGACTTTTTACAAACCCAACTATGAGTAATAAAAACAAATTTTCCTTTATGCTTAAATAGTAATCCTGCTGCAACAAAGTCTGTTGTTTTTGCATAATCTATACCAGCTACACAATCACATCCTTCTAATTCAGGTATTTCTTGATTAGTTGCTAATATATTTTCCCAATCGGTAACTTCTTTATCTGGGTTCCCCATTGGAAGATTCATTCTTTTGGTCATAAATGAAGAATTAGAAATAGGATCATCTAGATAATCAATATACTCAGTTTCTAATTGCATCATTAAATCAGGAAATGCATGTAATGAAGGATTTGCCTTATTCCAATTCTTTTTATCCTTAACTTCCTCTTCTTTAGATAATCTACATATGAATGGAAGTAATCCATTATCTTTGATTACCCTATTTAATATTTGTATAGATCTCTCTATCAACTTATCAAGTGGACCATCTCTAACATCTCCATTTGTACTTATAATTGTTGTTCTTGGATTTTTCTTTTTTCCTAATCCAGTTTTCATAACTTGGATTGTTTTATAATCTTCATATTGATGATATTCATCAAAATCAACTTTTCCTGGTCTACCACCATCTTTAGTTTTTGCATTAGATGTTCTGAATCTCAACTTTGAACCTGTCTTCAAATTTTCTATTACTTCTTTATTCCAATAAAAATGCTTTTCTAATTTCGTTTTGTTATCTTCAAGAACATCGTAAACATCATCAAACGATGTTCGTGCCTGTTCTTCTGAATTTGCACAAATATCTATGTGATATTTTTTTACATCGTTATATTGACTTATTAAACAAAAATCTTCAAATGCTAAATATCCATTCTTCCCTGCTCCCCTTCCAACTAATATAAATAAATTAGGCCACCTTAATATACCTGGCTTACTGTATGTACAATTATGTAGTGTAAAACAAAATACTTCCCATTCAAGTAACTTGTATGGAAAGTATTTTTGTAAACCTAAATATTTTTTTAATTGAGTTTGATCTACAAAAAGATTTTCTTCTCTAAAGCAATCTTTGATATACTCAATTAATTGCAATTGCTCTTCACAAACTCTAATTTTTCCACTTAATGCAAAATCAATATAATTTTGAATCTCTGGTATGTCGCTACAATTCATCGTCATCATCTAACTTTTTAACATTACTTGTTGTTAAACCTAACTCTTTTAATATCGCTAACATTTGTTTATTATATGCAATTGCATTTTTAACGGAGGGATTCTCCTTTTCAATTTGATGTCCTGCTGCAGAAGTAGTTTCAAAAGTTAATCCACGTTTCTTTATATCCTTTTTCATCTCTTTTTGTTGAGAAAAATACCAAATATAATCATCAATTAGGCTTAAAAAATGTTCCACATTTGCTCCCTTATCTTCTAGCTGCTTAATAAGTGATTTCTTGATTTTTGCTGCACTTGCCATAATTTTTTATCCCTCCTTTTTGGTTTAATATTTTTATATTTTTTCTCACATGCGCGAGACAGTTCTTTTGTCTTACCTTCTCCCCGGTATTCCATTCGTGAGAGTTTTTCAGTTTTTTTACCCCGGGGTATTACCACTTCTCTTCATTTAGCTGTGTTTTGTTTTCTACTCTGTGATGAATATCATAATGGCAACTATCGCATACAGATATTAAATTACTATCTGTCAACGCTAACTCTGGATGCTCCCTTAAAGGCTTTATGTGATGTACTGTATCAGCTGCTGTATATCCCCCTCTCTCCTTACATATCTGACATTCATTATTATCTCTTTTCAATATTGATTGCCTTTTAGGCTTCCATATTGTTTTAGATATATAAAACAAATGTACATTATTTTCCTCTATTAATCCATTTATCCACGTTACTAATTCATTTGTATTCATTTATTCCACCTTTATAAATCATATGCTACTCTCCTAATCTTTCATTGAAAGTTTGAACTGAAAATAAATCGTATCTTCCTATATCTTTTCTATATATAGCTATAATAAAATTGTATCCTTTGGAAACTCGCTTCCACCTATCATCAATTGTTTTTTTGTTAACTGCGCCTTTACTCATTAGATATTTTATATACTCACTCTTACCCCATATTTCATACCCGAACATATAACTTATCTCTATATCTTGTGGTCTTATAATGCCTTCATCAAACATATTTCTCTTTGGATTTTCTTTACATCTAATAAATACCATATAACATCCTCCTTAAAGACAATAAAAAAGAACCCTATTTATAGAGCTCTCAATATTACTATTGGCATAATAAATTTTTTAATATTTTTTCTATCACTTCAACAACTATACTATTTCCTGCCAACTTATACATTTGACTATCACTTCTGTCTTTACCTTTGTAAAACTTATCTTCAAATCCTTTTCTTACCTTCCAATAATCTTCATCATTGAAACCTGTCAGCCTCCAACATTCTAGTGGCGTTAATCTTCTGACTTTACAAGGTATGCTATCTGATCCAGTTACCAAAGTAGGACTTAATCCTTCATCTGAAAATACTCTTCTATTCATTTCTAACATATTAGGATTTTCTATATCACCTATTCTTAACAATCCACTTTTATTAGGATTCCTAAACTCTACAGTCTTTCTTTTAACTTCTTTTATAAATTTCTTTAAGTATTCATTGCTCTTACAGTAATATTTGATATCTGGATTATCTTGTAATACCTCTAACAACTTTCTATTGTTTATCTCCTCTTCAGGAAACTTAAACTTTTTATTATCTATATCTTTTCTTATACTTACAATAAATACTCTTTCTCTACTTTGAATACTACTATGATCCTTACTATTTACTATTTTCCAATATGAATTGTATCCTAAGTTATCTAATGTACTTAAAAGTTCTTCAAAATCCTTAATAAACATTTTGCTTACTAAGTTCCTTACATTTTCAGCTATAGCATACTTAGGTCTCTTATCTTCTATTATCCTAAGTGCCTCAAATAACAATCCACTTCTTGTTGCCCCCTTTATAATACCTTTTCTCTTTCCAGCCAAGCTTATATCTTGACATGGAAACCCATAAGTCAATAAATCAAAGTCACCTAATTCTACAGTTTTTACTTTTGATATATCTCCTAAGTTCTTTTCCTCTCCAATATCATGCAATAAACTATATGCATAACTCGCATACTTATCTATTTCACAATACTTTATAACTTCATGTTCAACTTTTAAATTTTCTAGTGCTTTCTCGAAAGCTCCTATTCCACTGAATAAGCTTAATACCTTTAACATTCTACCATCTCCTTATTTATATTTTTCTGTACACACCTAACGTCGTAAATAAGGTAGCAAAAAAGCGCCTAGTTTCCTAAGCGCTAATCTGTATATGAGAATTTATGAGGTTATATATTAAACTTTGTTAATATCATATTACTACGTAATACATTAACTATCAATGGCACATTTTATGCACGTTTTATGCAAATTCCCTTAAGCTTTCTGGAAATAGTATTGTTGTTAATCTGTTCATTAACCTCTTCCTATTTCTAGTTATAGTGCTCTGATCTCTACTAAGCTTTTCTGCCAATTTCTCATCTGTTGATATCTTTTCCTCTTCATCTGCCAAATATTTAAGCTCTATTATCTTATAATATTTATCATCTCTTATTTTATCTAAAGCATTATCTATTCTCTTCAGTTCTCTTTCTGTCTCTATCTTCTCAAGATTATATTTCTCCACCAACTCTGTGTATCTATCTCCTTCTGCTTTACCTGAACTGCTACTATAAGATACTATTGATTTTGATTTTTCCTGTAATCCATATCTATTTAAATCTTCTATAGCTTGTACTTTATCTTCTATGGCATCTTTTAAACTACTGTAATTATAAAGTAATATTTCCACTTTCCTATAATAATTCAGTTCCCTCTTCACCTTATTACTTTTATTAAGTTTCTCTATTACTCTATCTGCTATGATATCTGCATGCTTTCCTATAGCTGCATCAACACTCTTTGCCACATTTTCATTTATAATATCTATATTGCTTTTTTCTCTCATAACTGTTTCCCCCTATCTATAATAGAGCTTAACTATTTCCTCATCTAGTTCTTTGCTCTTATTTATTGTTTCTATCGCTTCTCTTCCTTTGCTCTCTATTAATTCATGCATCTCTGCTCTTAACTCTTCTATTCTTTCCACTATACATTACCCTTTTCTTACTCTTATTTTGTTTAACTTTCTTTCCAATTCCTTATATTCCTCTTCTGTATAAATTCTATCTAGCCAATATCTAAACTGATTCTCTCCACCACATTCGCATTTAAGTGGTTCAATGTTATCTCCTTTTATATCACTTTCATATAACCCTCTTTCCATTCCACATTTCTTACATTTAATCACATAGTCTCTGTAGTCTAATTTATGAGTACCCAATTCATCTTTTACTTCTAAAGAAATAACTCTTTCATCAATTCCCTCCCAGTTTTCCCTATAACAATCACTACATATGTCAATTACATTTCCATTTATTCTATTGGTCATTATTATCTTTTCTTCTAATCTTATCTCTTTCCCACATAAATCACATTTTATGTTCTCTTCGTTTCTCTCCACTTATATCATCCTTTCTATATAGCTTGTACTTTCTTAGAATTGTAACTTACTCTGTAGGCTTAATTGATATCAATAACACATTTTTATCATATGCATTAATTTCAGTTACAAAATATTCTTTATACCTATCCACATCAGCATAGGTAGGATGAAATTCTTCACCATCATAATTTGACAGTTTTATATGATCGTATGTTTTTATATATCCTAATAAATCTTTTATCTTCATACTTCCTCCTAATTTTGCTTATTATCTTATATGTAGGAGCTATAGAGTAGCCCCTACTAAACTTTGAAGTTTTTATTTTCGACGCCACTTCACTCGTCTGCTTTTCTTAGAATTATGACCTATATTAGTAATCCAGTTCCTTCACAATGCTTACACTTTACTTGTGTATCTTTTCCTCTAACTGATACACCTTCAGTAATTACTACACTTTGCATTGCTTTTAGCTTTCCACTTCCCAAACAATATGGACATGGTTTAATTTTTATGTTTATATCCGCTTTGATTTCCATACTCTCTCCCTTCTTGAGAATATAAATTACTTCTCTTTGATTGAATGTATAAAATTCATTTTTTGAAACTCTAATAAATGTTTCTTACATAAACATCTTTTAGTATCTATCTGTGGTATATAGATATCTGCTACTGCTCTTCTATAACACTTTTTACTATTGCATATACCTAAAAACATTTTTATATTTGCATTTAATCTTATATATAAATCTTTCATTAAATCCTCACCTTTCTACATAACTTGTACTTTCTATTCATAATCTTATACATACGTAGTTGCTATTTCATAAGGTTCTTCTCTATATCCATCCTCTTTTAACATTTCTCTAAAACTTGTCATTCTATCAACTGCTCCACTTATCTCTATGCTTTTTCTTAAATCTCCTATATTTCCATTCCCTTTTTCTTCCCACTCTCCTAGTTCTTTTATATATCTTTCATCTTCTGTAGTTACCCATGCTCCATCATTATCTAAATCACATTCTTCTAATTCTAATTCTCCTTCACAAAAACCATATTCTTTTATTACCCATTCCTCAGTTTTTTCAATATTCCAAGGACTTGCATACCACTCACCATCACCATCAAAATAAACTCTCATTCCATTTTCTATATTTTCCATAATATTGACCTCCATTTCTTATTATTAAATCTCCCTTTCTACACACTTTGAATTATTCTAACAAATCTATTTCTTCCATAACTACTGCAATATCTTCTATATCGTACTCACTATATTCATAGCTTGTCTTTTCCCAAAATGGTATTGTTGCATATAGCTTATTATTTTTCTCATATAAAATATAAGGCATTTTCCTTGATATTATCTTAACTTCATTGTCTCCAAAATGATTCGATCTTAAGTAGTACACCTGCTCTGAAAAATCTTCTTGCTTAACTAAATCTCCCTTAAGATGATTTACTACTTTTCTTACTTTATTATTGAATAATGTAATAGCTTTATCATATTTCAATGCATACTCTGTATCACTCTCAAATCCATATTGACAAAGTTCATAAACTTTATATGCTTTCATTTATCTCACCCTTTCTAAATAGGCTTAATTAAACAACTACACTTTCTATAATTCTATAATCTATTGTTGCTGCTACCCCATCTCCTTCTACACATAAGTAACTTTCTTTGTAGACTATACTATTGTTAGTAACATCAATACCAACCACTCTATCTTTTGTAAGCTCTATATCTACTCTGTCAAAGTCATCATGTTTATACTGCTCTATTAGAGATTTAACAATTTCCTTTTTCATCTAATTCACCCTTTCTACATATTCACATTTTCTGTTATATACCACTTACTTAACATTTCATTAGTGCATATATATTCTGTACTTTGCCACATTGCAGTTATTGTATTGTAAAATTTTAATTTGACTACTCCACCCAATCTTTTATCTAATTTATAGCTAATCTTTGTTACAACACTTGTTGCAATGCTATTATTTAATAATCCGTCCCAAGCTTCCTTAAAGTCATATTCTTTTGTTTTATTTATAACTTCCTTCAAACACATCACTCCTGGACAAAAGAATTTTGCTCTTTATCTACAACTA